GACTACTAACGGAAAAGACTTACCGACTTCGATAGTTAATGTTTATATACCGGACAACGCGAGGGGCAATGATAACCCAGACCAGCATTGAGATAAGACCTCAGCCGCGGCAAGAGCTTTTTTTGTCGTCCCCCGCTGATATTGTTATTTTTGGGGGAGCTGCAGGGGGTGGTAAAACATGGTCTATCCTATTAGAACCACTAAGGCATAAAGACAATAAGGATTTTGGGGCAGTTATCTTTCGCCGTTCGATTTCCGAGATAGTCAAAGAGGGTGGTCTTTGGGATGAGGCACAGAAACTTTATCCATTGCTAAACGGCAAGGGAAACGAAAACGAACATCGATTTAACTTTACAGAAGGGTCAAGGGTCACATTTGGGCATTTACAATACGATGATACGGTAAACGATTGGAAAAGCGCGCAAATTCCATTGATGGAGTTCGATCAACTCGAAACTTTTACTGAGCATCAAATCTTTTATATGTTTTCTCGAAATAGATCGACGTGTGGTGTTCGTCCATATATACGGGCAACTGCAAACCCAGAACCCGGATGGTTGGCTGATTTTTTGGCGTGGTGGATCGCGGATGATGGCTATGCTATTCTTGACCGTGTAGGTAAAATTCGATGGATGATTCGCGTCAACGACGTCATTATTTGGGGTGATACCCGTTCCGAATTGACCGCAAAATACCCGGATAGTTTACCAAAATCGGTAACATTCATCCTGTCTACTGTCTACGACAACAAGATATTGCTTGAGAAGGACCCCGGATATCTAGCAAACTTACAAGCGCTTTCGCTTGTCGACAGAGAGAGATTATTAGGAGATCCTATTCGCGGCGGTAATTGGAAGATAAAACCATCTGCTGGTAAAGTGTTCAACCGGTCCTGGTTCGAGATCGTTGACGCCGTTCCTGCCGGTGGGGGGACCGAAGTCAGGAATTGGGACCTGGCAGCCACCGAGCGTAAGACCGCTGATTATACGGCATCCTGCAAGGGCAAGATCGTCAAAGGCGTCGTCTATATTCTTGACGCGACGAACGAACAGATAGATCCGGCGCGAACGGATACCACCATGAAAAACACCGCGGCACAAGACGGCAAGGCGGTCGCCGTCCGCTTTGAGCAAGAAGGTGGGGCCAGCGGCAAGCGCGACTCATACCATATCGTGACCATGCTAGCGGGCTTTGACGTGCGCGGGGTAGCTCCGCAGGGTGACAAGATCACCAGGGCGAAGCCATTGGCAGCCCAGGCCCTGGCCGGTAATGTCAAACTGCTACGCGGGCCATGGAATGACCGCTGGCTAAATCATATGCACGGGCAGCCGGACCTGGCCCACGACGACGAAATGGACGCGGCCAGTGGCATGTATTTTGAATTATCCGGCGGCGGCAAGACCTCAATCAAGCCGGTTGCAAGTGTGGCTAGTTATGCTAGATAACATGTCTAATGCGCCTATGAGGTATAATAAGAGTACCGCGACGGGGTCAACCGTCCGGTACTGTGACCAAGCGTTAGAGGCGCTCGATACCATGATTATATCCCAAAAGAATAACAACCGAATAAGTGGCGTGTACGAGATTGTCAATACCATTAATGGACATCGGTATATTGGCTCATCTTGCAATATCCAGCACAGATGGAAGGGTCATTTACTTGCGCTTGTTCGTGGCAAGCACCATAGTCTGTATCTTCAAAGGTCGTGGGCGATGTGGGGGGAGATCTGTTTTGAGTTGTCGGTACTAGAGACGTGTGACAGAAGCCGGTTGGCAGAACGCGAACAGTTTTATATTGACACACTAAAACCCGAATACAACGCCTGTCCAGTTGCCTACAGTTGTTTCGGGCTGATAAGATCGCAAGAAACAAGAGAGAAGTTATCCATTTCGCACAAAGGCAAGAAACAATCACCAGAGTTGATCGCAAAGCGGACAGCGGGCTTGAAAGGACATCCTTATTGGGGAGCGCGGAAGCAATCACCCGAAACGATTTCTAAAAGGACAGCCAGCCTAAAGGGGAGAAAAGTTACCCAGGAAGTGCTGGACAGAGCAATTGAAAGGCGTAAATTGCATCCTATCGCCCCGGAAGTGGGCAGGAAAATATCGGCTTCGAAAATGGGCCATTCCGTGACACCGGAGCAGCGTGCTAAGATGTCTGTGGCTAAACTCGGAACACATCGAACGTCAGAGGATAGGGCAAAAATATCACTCGCTCAAACCGGCGTGCCAAGACCTCATAAAGGGCATGTTATTGACGCAGAAACCAGGCATAAAATATCTATCGCCAATTCTGGAAGAGCTATGTCGCAAGAGCAGAAAGATAAACAATCGGCTGCTCGCTCAGGGAAAAAGCAAACTCCGGAAAATATAGCCAAAAGAACTATCGGAATACGTGCCTATTGGGAAAATCGTAGGTGTGAAAAGGAAAAAGAAAATGAGTAACGCTCAATTGGTTGTCGATGCACTTTATCAAACAAACGAAGCCCTTCATCAGGCAATAGATGGAGGTGGTTCGTGGTTGGCTTCGCTGACAAAACGAGGGGCGCGCGTGGCATTGTATCGTAAATATGAGCGCGGGGAATCGCGTAGCAGCATGACCGAGCAAATGCGAAAAATGTTACGGTTGGTTGAAGACGAAAGTGGCATTGAAGATTTGGCTGATTCTTATATCGGTATCGTAATTTCAAAATTTGCAGGCCGGGTCGCCGTCTCCGAAATCAGCACGGGCGACAACTCCGCCGATAAGACATGGCTTGAGCCAATGCTAGCACGCCAAGACTTCCAGGCCGCCGAAGGCATGTGGTGGAGAGGCGCTATCCGGGATGGCGATGCCTTTGTGATGATCGATCCGGTTACGATGCTGTGGTCATCCGAGCCCGCCTTCGATGGATGGAGCGGGATGGTTGCAATCTATAACCAGATGACTCGCAAGCCAGTATGGGCCTGCAAGGTTTGGAGCGAGAGCGATACCCTGGATCAAACCAACGATGAAGGCGAAATCCTTGGTACGGTCAAGGTCATGCGCTTGATTGTCTACCAGCCGGATAAGATCAGCTACTGGCAGGGTCAAGATGGCGGCGCAGAAGTAGAGCCGATGCCACAGGACGACGGAGAGACAGAGCAAGTATGGCCCCCCGAACTAGCCGGCGCCCTTCCGTTCGTGTCGTTTGCCAACCAGCGGGACAACTATACCCGCTACGGTGACAGCGAAATCAGGCCGGCGATCCCACTGCAGGACGTTCTCAATCGCACAATGTATAGCATGGTCATGGCGTCTGAGTTTGCCGCGTTCCCAGTCAACTGGTCAAAGGGCATGGCGATCAACCCGGGCGGGATTGTACCGGGTGGGATCATTAACCTAACGCTCAATAATGCGCAGGGACAACCAATTACCGAGTTTACGGCAGAGCAGATCCAATTTATATCCGCGTCATCCGTGGGCCAGTTTGGGGCAGCCGATATCTCGCAATACACCAACCAGATACAGACCGTGGTCAAAGAAATCAGCCAGGCTACACAAACGCCCATCTATGGCATTACGGCTGGGGGCGCAGTCTCTGGGGATGCGCTCAAGCAGCTCGAGATCGGCTTGATCGGCAAAGTCGTCAGGTTCCAGCGCCAGAACACCGACGCGCTCAAAGAGCTAATCATGCTTACGGCGAAGATAGAGCGCGTTTATCAGCCGGCGCTGGGCACGCCAGAGGTAACAAATGTTGCCATTACCTGGAAGTCGCCCGAATTATTGGATGCGAACGTGGCCATCACCGCCCTGGTTGCGATGCGCTCATCTGCCCCTGGCTTATGGGCCGATAAGTTCTATCAGCAAAAGATTGGTCAGCTATTGGGCATGTCAAAAGACGATATAGCCGAAGAGATCGACGCCTTGGCAAAAGAGAAGGCGGCCGCTAAGCCGGTGCCGCCACCCGCCACGGATAACACCCAGGTGGGCGCAACTGATACGGCGATGGCGGGTGATACGATGGCAAGCATGGAATCTTCCCCGGCCGGTAACATGCCAAAGTCACAGAACGCAATTCCGATGATGGGCGGGAACGGTAGCGGTACGAGAGCGAACAATGCCTAGCGCCTTTTCTGGTAACGATTACCCCATGATCCGACAGAGTTATGTATCTGAAATATCAGGCATCATGAGCGAGTACCTCAACACGGATGGCGTTCGTGTTACCCGCTACCGCAACCTGTTCAAGCAGGCGGTTGCGAACAACTTCCTGCCGGCGTTCGAGGAAGGCTTCCAGGCTGGCGGCGGCGACCTGCCCATCGGCGATGAAGAGCTGGCCTGGCTTCAGTCGGCGTATGACCGTGAGTTTGGCTTCATCACCGACAATCTGTTTGTCAGGCTGAGGGATGAGATCAAGGGATCTCCGGATGCGTTCGACGGCGAGATTGCAGCCAGGGCGGAGGGGTATGCACGCACGCTCGACGGCGTCTATTCGCAAGGCTTTGCCATGGGCAGTAAGGACGTTATGGTATCCCTGGGCGGGAACGATGGAGACGAGAGCTGCGATACCTGCCAGAAACTCAAAGGCAAATGGATGAGGTTGAGTTCGGTTATTATGCAGGATTTGCTTATACATCCTGGAAACGAGAACTACATCTGCAAGGGTTTCAATTGCCAACATTATTGGTTCGATAGAAAGGGTAAGATTTACACAGCATAATGAGTTATAATATAAGAGAGTTTGGAGGCGAAATGAGCACAATAGATAGAGCGGAAAAGATCGTCATTGTTTTTAAGTCTGATAGTCAGGTAAACTTTGGCTTTATAGATAGCGCCGACGACCGTGTTCGTAAAGATGGCCTGGGGACTTCTGAGCCAATGAAGATTTATTTAGAGGGTGAATATTTTGTAAAGCGTGTCAAACACGATAAAAAGACGGGGTTGCACACGGTGACATTGACGCTTGAGCGTCCTGTTTAATACCACCTCCCTACCATGCCCGCTCCCGAAAGAGAGCGGGTTTTTTTATTTAACTTGCCAATTTGACAATAGACGTACGCCCTTATTGGGCGTATTCTGTTTTAAGTAATGGATATGATTTATGTCAATGTCAAGTAAGGCCGACGAAAGATCGTGTAAGGTGTGCGGCAAAAGAGTGAAAATAGATTGCTTTGAAAAGGATGCCTGGCTTCCTGAAAATCAAGGCAATCCAGAGATGCGCACATGCCTGCATTGTCGGGAATTTAGAGCGCACGTTACCCTGCCCGCTCCGGTAGATCTCTCGGTTCTTGAGAAAAAGGGCAAATATATTGAGCGTGCTTACGGAATTACGCTGAAAGACTATGAGCATTTATATATCTTGCAAAATGGCCTTTGCGGTATTTGCCACAGACCAGAAACTCGAATAGGGCAAATATTTTTAGTCGTAGACCACGATCATAAGACCGGGAAAGTAAGAGGACTTTTATGTAATAACTGCAATGCGGGTCTTGGATTTTTTGAGGACTCGCAATCGCTTTTATCTTCAGCAGGACGATATTTATCAAGCGGATCGCATCCGATAAAAACGAAGGATAAATAACAATGACGGATACAAACGCAACCCAAGACCAGGTATCAACCCCCGCCAACCAGACGGCGACACAGTCCGAACACATGATACCCAAAAGTAGATTTGATGAAGTCAACGAAGAGCGGCGCAAGTTAGCCGACCGAATTACGCAGATTGACGCCGAGCGCAAGGCTGACACCGAGAAGCGACTCATCGAACAAAGCGAGTTCAAGAAACTTGCGGAGTCGAGAGGCGAAGAGCTTACCAAAGCCCAGGAAATTGCATCGAAGGTTGATGCCTACGAGAAGACCCTGGCGGACGTGTTGGCGGCGCAAGTCGCCTCCCTGCCAGAAGACAAGCGGGATCTTGTGCCGGATGAGTTGACTACGCAGCAAAAGTTAGCCTGGCTTGCGAAGAACGCCGCAATCCTGAAGGCCCCCGCCTCTTTCGATATTGGCGCAGGCAGACAGGGCGGCGGAGAACCACCTAGGAAAGTATCACCCCTCTCGGCTGAGGAAATCGAAGTTGCACATCGTTTTGGTATGACCGAAGCCGAGTATTTAAAAAACAAATAAGGAGTCAATATGACTGCTGCACCAGCTTACACTTGGGAATTTAATAGCGACCTGTTTGGGAACCGTGTCCCAAAGATCGCAACGTTGGAATGCACGGCTGCGTCCGCGTTACACATCGGCACAATGGTGTCGATGATCACTGGCCAGGTTATCGCAACGACCGATGGCACGACTCAGTATTTCATTGGATTATGCGCCGAGGAAATTCCGGTCACCGTGGCTGGCGCTGCTCCCGTCAAGGTTGAGATTATCGCCCCCGGTATGGTCATAAAGGGCAAGGCTGCTACGACTGCTGCCACAACTTCTGGATTCTCTGCTAAAAACCAGGATGTGGGGGCCGATGGACGTCTTGTGCCGGCTGATGTCACCGGTGGTGGACTTACTACCCTCCGAACCGAAGACAGTGGACTGACGGTTTACTGTGTCGCCAACAAGGGCGCAATGTTCGGGTAAAAGGAGACAAATAATATGGCTGCTCCTACCTACACCTGGGAATTCAATTGTGACCTGTTTGGCAACGAAGTCCCCAAAGTCGCTACCATGGAAGCATCAACCAACCTGGAAACTAAGGTGGGCACTGCGCTTATCCTGACCGGCGGACAACTGGACGAAGCCACGGCAACTGTTGTAACGCTATTCGGCCTGGCTCTTCAAGCCACGTCTGCCGCATGTACCGCTGGCGATCCAATCAAAGTCGCCGTGATTGCGCCTGGCATGGTTATCAAAGGCACGGCCGACGCCGACGCCTCCGCTCTCTCCGGATTCAGCGGCAAATTGGGAGACTTTCATACCGATGGACGACTTCACGTAGCCGATACCACTGGTGGCTGCCTTTCGGTCCTTCGTACCGAAGACTCTGGATTAACTGTCTATTGCGTCGTATCAGTCGGCGCTTGTTTCTAAAAGGAAATTAAACTATGCCTACTCCACTTATCTCAGAAAACTGGCCCCGCTTTGTTCTGCCGATTGTTCGGCGCGAATGGTTCCAGCACATGACCGCCGTACCTTCCCCCGTAGCCAACTTGTTCGCAGAGGAAACCTCTCAGCAAGCGGTTGAATACTCAGTTGGGATTGGCGACATGGGTCTGATCCCCGAGTACAACTCCTCGACCGCCGAAGGCGCTCCCGCTGCCATTCAATACGGCGGATTCAATCCGTTGTACGAAACCACCTTCACCCACAAGGAATACGCAAAAGGCCTGGCCATCGAGCGTAAACTTTGGGACGATGCACGCCTAAGCCTGATCATGCGTCGGGCTGCAACCCTTGGTAATGCTTACGGCGCTACCATTGCCTCTTTCCAGTCGGGCGTTTTCAACAATGCCTTTGCAGCGACCGTGGTCGGCGGCGATGCGGTTGCGCTTAGCGCTTCCACCCATCCCACCAGCCCGACCGTTTCAACGGCAATCTCCAACTACGGTACAACGGCGTTATCTTATGCCGCAATCAATACCGTGCAGGCGGCTGGGTTTGCGATGAAAGCCGATGACGGCACCCCGATGCCGCAGGTTTATGACACTCTGTTGGTGCCTGGTGCTTTACAGGCTACCGCTCTGGAAGTCACAAAGGGCAGTTATGTTCCCGGTCAGGCCGACTTTACGGCCTCCGCCATTTTCTATGGCCAGGGTCTCAAGGTCATTGTCGACCCATATCTGACCGATGCTAACAATTGGTTCATGATCGACTCTGTGCAGGCGAAGTTACACCTGCTCTGGTTCTGGCGCGTTCGTCCAGAGATGAGCATGGACCCTGCCAGTGATTTCAACCTGGTTGCCAAATATCGAACATATATGCGTTGTAGCTTTGGTTGGGATGACTGGCGCTGGATCTACGGGGAAGAAGTAACCTAAAGAGTAATTCGAATATCGGTAATTGGGGACGGGAAATCCTCCACCCGTCCCCAATTTATAACAATAGTTAATCGGGCTTGCCGCCCTAAGCCTCCAAAGGAGCACTAAATAATTATGGCAACACACCTGTCTGGACCTGTATATTCAACAAACGGATTTGTCGGCGCAGTCACCGGATCAATAATCGGGACTGTTACTGGCGCTATCGCTGGTAATCAAGTCGGTACGCACTACGACTCCGCAGCGCCTACCGCCTATCCTACCGGATCGGCTGAGGCAATCGACCCCTCTGTCGCCGTAGCCGCCTTGACAAAAGCCACAACGGGTACTTATACCCTGGCGGCTCCTGGAGCTTCCAATCTCTACAAAACCATCACGGTTTACAGCACATCAACTGGTCAACATGTGACCACCGTAGCCGGATGCCTGGGCGGTACGACAATGACGATGGCTGCTGCAATCGGCACAAGTTTCTCCCTCTACGCGGTCTCAACTGCCGCTTGGTCGGTTGTGTCGCTCAACGGCGTAACCCAAAGCTAAAAGGAGATAACCTATGGCTAAGCATTTTAGTGGGCCCGTTTACAGCACGAATGGTTTTGTAGGTGATGTGACCGGCGCACTCATCGGAACGGCCTATGGCAATTCTACCGGCGCGCACGTTGGGACGCATTTCGACAGTGTTGCGCCAACGGCCTATGCGGGCAACAATGTCGGTGCCCGGACCATTGACCCTGCGATTGCAGTCGCAACCTTGACCAAGGCATCGGCGGAAACGGCCTACACCCTGGCTGTACCAGGTACGAACGTCAACAAGCTTTTGACTATCTACTCGGCCACAGCCTATCAGCACGTTGTGACAGTCGCCGGATGCCTGGGTGGAACGACCTTCACCTTCACGGCGGCGGCGATTGGTATCAGCTTAACGTTGTATGCCATTAGCGCGACGGCCTGGGTTGTCATCAAAAAGAACGGCGCAACACAGACCGCATAAGGGAGATGATATGCCAATCTATGTAAATCCAATCTTGCCGGCCGGTACCGCTTTCCCGACCAATACGCCAGTTCTTACCACCCATGCAAATTATGTAACCGGCGATTATGTCGGCACCGATCACACCCCAATGACTTTCGCTTCCTGTGTTATGCCGGGCGGTTCTGGATGGGTCGTGGGTGCTGCTCTTTGCAATGGTACAGTCTCCACCATAGCTCTTGAGTTATGGCTATTCAATGCAACCGTTGACCCAGGGCATGATAGTGACGCCTTCTCAATCACCGATGCAGAGGCTAAAACATGTGTGGCAGTTATACCGTTCTCGACCTACTACGCCAGCGCACTTAACAGCGTGTCACAGAGTCAACCTGACGGAGGCTCAAAGCGGTTTGTCAGCACCACCGGCAGCTTATTTGGGTGTCTGGTTGCACGCGGTACATTGGTTGCCGCGGATGGCGATATCACCGTTAGGCTGAGCATCATGCAGGACTAAGGCGGTAATCTATGACCGTTAGTACTCGCTCTTATGGGACAGCCGCAGATGTAGCAGCCATGACGCCGCGCTATCTCGTCGCGGGAGTGTTCACAACCGCCACCCGCCCGACCCTGGCGCAAGTCGAGAAATGGATCGACACCGCCAGCGCCACTCTAAACGTTCTCTTGTCGAATGCAGGCTTTACCGTACCCCTCACCCAATCAGACGCTGTACTAGCCTGCGGACAGCTTATCGCTGAAGTGGTAGCGGACCTGTGTCATGCCGCAAACAGCGCGGGGCGGTTCTACACCGACAAGGCGCTTGCCCGGGGCGAGGCCCCCATGAAGGTTTTGCGCCAGGATATGGCGGATTGGGTTGAAGCGATGGCATCCGGGTTTGTTCTGTTGGGAGTGACCAGGGCGCAACCGGTGATGGTGGTATGCACGGTCACAAACCCGCAATATGAGCGCACCATCCTAGACAATAACACAGTAACAAGCACCGACGAAATAGGGGTGCTAATCTGATGAGCAACTTTTTTACTATCGACCCCCAGTGTATCAAGGATATCGAGCGCATTACAAAAAAGCTCGGAGATCTCCCCCCATTGGCGATTGACATGGGCATGGAAGCGGGGACGAATTACCTGCTGAATGTTCTGGTAAACAAAGAAATTGCTCCTTATCAATACATTTCGCGCGCACAGGCCTATCCAGATGCGCCGGCTGGGCCTGGATGGTTTTCCGACAAACAACGGCGCTTTGTAATGGCGGCGATCCGCTCCGGTAGAATAGAAATTCCCTTTAACCGCGGCGGAGCCTATGGTATTCAATCACAATGGCATATCTCAGGAAGTGGCGCGAAAGTAACCCTCTCGAATAGCAGCCCAGGTGCAAAATGGGTTTATGGCGAAGGGCAGCCGCGACAGTTGGGTTTAGTTGGTTGGAAAAAAGTAACCGCAATTATCGCTAAATACAGATCAAACATTTACAGCTCATTTGCGCGCGGTGTTAATAACGCAATCAAAAAAATGGGATTAGGCCAATGAGTTACACCTCCCTCGTGTCCGCATTGACCACCGTTCTAAACGGACTGACGGGAACCTTCAGCACCGGTGATGTAACCTCTGGCGATTATCGCACCCTGGACAATGGACATCCCAATCTATTGATACTGTTGCCCGGCGCTGTTGGTGATAATGGCACGGGCGCTTATACCGATAATATGGTTTGGAACGTCCTATTCGATTTATACGTTTCCACGCAGGGAGAATCCGCAAACGGAAAAGACCAATTTATAGCCGTACGCGATGTGGTTATCACTCAAGTCAAGATTTACCCTACGCTCAATCTGCATGACGCTTTTGTATTACAGACTATGACCTCTGAGGGTGATCCACAAGAGGTTTTTGACAAGATGGGCGCCGGTCCTTTTTTTACTATGCAGCGCTTTCGGGTAATTTACGCCGAACGTATTCCACGAACTACAGGCGAATTCGCCTAAGAAGAGGTCAACAATGGCAGGTATTACTAAATTAAAAAAAGTACAACTCGGACTGGAAACCGCAAAAGGGGCGGAAGTCAATGCCACAGCATTATGGCTTGGCAACGCAGATCTGAAGGATGCGCGCGCATCCATTATTCCCGATGAGAATATTGGCTATCTTGGACCGGTAGATCGCAGTTATATCCCATTTGCCGAATCGGATGTGACCTTTGCGGAGATTGAGGCCAATTACGAACAGATTGGCTATCCATTATCAGCAGGCATCAAAGATACGGTAAGCGGTGTGGCTAATGGCGGTTCGAGTAATGGCTATAAATATGACTACACCCTGGCGACTACCGCGCTCCCCACTACCAAAGCATATACCATTGAGGGCGGCGATAACCAGCAGGAATATCAATGTCTATATGGATTGTGTGAGGAAATAAAGCTGTCCGGCGCGCCAAAAGAAGCGGTTAAGATCGCTTCCAGCTGGAAAGCTCAGTCAATGGCCAAGGGCACATTCACTGCCGGGATTACGGTCCCAACCGTTGAACAAATCCTATTCCAGAATGGCAAGATTTTCCTGGATGCGGTGGGCGGAACACTTGGAGCAACCCAATTGACCAATACCTGGCTGGGCTTCGATATGGTTATCAAGACCGGGCTTATTCCCGTTTACACCGGCGATGGGTCGCTCTATTTCTCTTTCGACAAATGCACCGGCCCGGATGTGACCGGCTCGATTACATTCGAACATGATGCGGTTGGCGTGGCGCGTTATGACGATTTCGTGGCCGGGACCACAAAGAAAGTGCGCATGTTATTCACGGGATCTGCCTTAACCGGTTCGGGTGGAACATTCACTACGAAGGCCCTGCAAATCGACATGAGTATGAAAATCATTTCTATTGACCCCCTGGGGAGCATCAACGGGAACGATGTGGTTAAGGTAAATTTCCGCGCAGTATATAACCCAACTTCAACGCTTTACTGTGTCATCACCGTATGCAATATTCTGGCGGCCCTGGTGTAAACATGGAGATAAAATTTATCGTTGACCCGAAGCGATTGACCCTGGGAGACCGTATTGCGCTTGAAGAAGTTGAAACCCTGACCGCGCGTAATCAACGGGACATATTAGCGCGGCACATGGTTGACGAAACTGGCGAATATATTGAGTTTGATACAGCCTGTAAGGTTCTGAATGGCTTGGATATGGAACAGCTCAATGATACAGCTCTTATGTTCATTCAGGCGCTCGAAAAATTAAAGGCGAAACTAGTCCCCCCAGTGTACAGCGGAGCGTAATTACAGCCGTCCAGAACGGTACGCCTCCGCCGTTGTTTCTGAATATCATGGTCATAGCCGAGAAATGGGGATGCCCGCCATGGGTTATTACCGGGGAGGAAGCCAACGAAATGGTACGCCAGAAATGGTATGAACGCGGGCTACTCTATTACACCCAGGTAAACATCAAGCAAGATATCGAACTGCGAAAGTTAACTAATGCCGGATAACGAAGTTGTTATTACCGTAACCGCAAATGACCAGGCTTCAAAAACCCTGAAGGCTGTGGGTCAAGCGTTCAATATGATCTCCAGCGAGGTCAAAGACGTTACATCGAAATACATAGAATACGGAGCGCAGGTCCAAAAGATAGCCTTATTCACGGGGGTTTCAAACGAGAATACCAGCCGCTTAATCCAACTTGCCGATGATGCGTTTGTATCCGCGGATACACTGCAACTTGCCATGAAGAATATGGCGCAAAAGGGACTCCAACCCTCCGCTGAAAACATGGCGAAGTTGTCTAATGAATTCCTAAAAATACAAGACCCTGCTAAACGTTCTGAATTCCTTATAAAAGAATTTGGTCGTTCTGCAATGGAAATGTCCAAGATTATGGATCTGGGCGGCACAAAGATATTGCAGATGAACAAGGACATCGAAGCCGGTCTCATCATTGATGACCAGAAACAAGCAAAAATTCAGGCTACAAAACAAGCACTCGATAAGTTCAATGATTCGATGGACGCCATGAAATATGACGTAGCTGCGCAATTATTGGATATTTTTTCCGCGATGCCGCAACCTATTCAAACCGCAACTCTGGCGCTGAATTCGTTTTTAAGTCCGACCAATATCAACAGTATGATTCAGTTTGGTATTTTGCTCAAAGGCGCAAACTTTGCCACGTTGTTTACCGGTATTGGCGCAGCGGTCGAGGGCGCATATGTGTCCCTGGGCGTGTTTGCCATTGATGCCTGGGCGGCTCTTGCGCCAATTCTGGCAAGTGTCTTGCCTATTCTGGCCCTTGTCGCTGCATTAACGGCGCTTGGATACATTATCTATACCAACAAGGATGCCATCGGGCGCGGTATCCAGGGATATCAAAATGACGCGGCTTCTCTGATCAACAGTATACTCAGTGGTGGAAAACGTGCCTCGGGGGGGCCTGTTCGAGCGGGATCATCCTACCTGGTGGGTGAGGGAGGACCTGAGTTGTTCTCCCCTGGCGAATCAGGCTCCATTATTCCAAACAGCGGAATAGGTGGAGGAACAGTAGTATTGCAACTCCAATATTCCCCCGTCGTTTCGATGGGGAACCGTTACGAGGCTGAGACAATCCTTCTCCCGTATATCCAAAGTGCCTTGAGAAAAATCAATGGCTAAATACGGAACCTTTCTTTATGGGGCAACACTCTACGGCGCCACTGCCAACCCGCCAGGGATAGCACTCAGCGGGCGGATGCTGCTGGTAGATTGGGATAATACCGGCTCATTCCCTGGTTTCAACGAGGCTGATTATTTACTACGCTGGACCATCCGCCGCGGGCGTCAATATTACGTTTCGTCCAGCGGTAACGGCTTCGATCACGTTCAGACTGGGATCGCCACCCTCATTATGGATAATAAGAGCGGGCGCTACAACCCATATTTACATTCCAACATAAAGCCTGGGCGATATTTCCAACTCTACTTCCGAGATAATGTTAACCAAGCCAATTACCTGGTAATGTCTGGTAAGATCGCCGACATTCGCCCGGTCTCGGGCGGGTGGGAGCAGGTCCAATTCGATTGCATCGATGGGATGCAGGCTCTCCACGACCAGGATGTGAGTATCGGACCTGAGATGTACCCGAATTTATCCAATATGATCAACCGTGTTCTGGGTATGGCGAAGTGGCCGGGTCGTTGGGGAGTCAATATCAAAGGTGACACAACGCCCATGACCGTCTTTGATATCGACAAAGCCAATGCCCTTACCACCCTTGAGCAGTTAGCGGATAGTGGCCTGGGGACATTCTTTGTAGCTCGGGATGGCAAAGCCACCTATTACCCGCGCAATTACAACGGGATGAGTACCTATACTTTTGACCAGGCTGTCACGCTCAAAGCCTGGACAATGCCGCAGCCCTGGGACCAGGTGCGCAATATGGCAACGGTCATTTGTAACCGCAAAGCTAAAAAGCCACTGGCGCAGATATGGTCATCGGACCGAATATTTATTTATGCCCACACATCCAAGACCATCACCGCAAAATATCAATCAGCTTATGATGTGAGCTTGGCTGATAACTGGACCTGTACGGCCTGTTTGACCACCGATACCAATACCGGCTTCGATGAAACAAACAACGGTGAGCCAGGCGAAGATAAAAAGTGGTGGTATACCGTTACCGTTACCCCCCGCTCAAAATCGGCAGATATTCATATTGTTAGCGGTTCTTACTCTGACTGCTGGGTGACTATTGTGCTTCAGGGCCGCCAGTGGAATGACGTCCAATACAACTGCGAAGCCGACGATGCAACCTCCATCACTGATTACGGCCCCCGCCGTTTCACCCTGGATGATCCATTTATCCAGGATTTCAACTTCGCTACGGCCTACGCGCCCATCCTGCGCGATGCACTTAAGTTAGCCCAACCCAACCCGGTCATCCAAATCGAGGAGCGCCCGGATATCCAATATGCGCCCGACCTATTCGACTACGTTCACGCCACTAGCGCAAAACTGGGAATTGACGCGACTTATTCAATCGGCATGATTGAACACCAGGGTGAAGTCAAGCAGGGGACTACCACGCGGTTATACCTCCAAAAAATAATCTACGATACATCGACGATAAACCCCATGCCTATTGACCCTGATTTACCTGGAATTCCAGAAATACCACCCCCAGGGTGGACTCCAGGGCCGCCACCAGTTCCCGGCATCGACGATTGTATGAATGATTATTATGCTCCGGCAAACGAATTTCCGCTAACATTTGGGCCAAGTGATATTCAGACGGATGGATTACACACCATTCTATCTGCCCCGCTTCCCTGTCATTTGCGCGCAATGCAAACATGGAACGGACCCACGTTTATCACTTTCTCGAGGATATTTCCCGTTGGAACGACTTTGGCCGCAGTATCGAATGGACCCGTAATGGCATACGGAACTTATTTATCTGTGGTGGGACAACCCAATAAATTTGTGTTTAATTTGCCTGGCGCGATTTCTGTGACTGGTTTTAATCTGACTATCCCCATACCACCAGTGAGGATTGATAACGGATCACCAGTGATGATTGATAACGGATTTGTTTACACGCCGGGTGAAGTATTACATACCGGAACGCTGAGTCACTCTGATTATCAAGGACAACTTACCAATCCCGATGGTCCACTAGTCATATCGCAAT